TGAGGACGCCAGGCCGCGCTTTTGGATGTCCAGTTCAGCCTCATAGAGGGCCAACACCCTACGGCGGGTCCGTTCGGACTGGCCAATCAGCGTGGCCTCAAGGCGCAACCGGGCTAATTGCTCGTCTTGGCTACGCAGAAGCTCTGTGATGCCGATGCGAACATCGTTGAGGGCACGTGCACGCACCTGTGCCGCACGGGCGGCGGCTTCTTCTGCATCGGCCCCTTCGGCAATCGCTCGGGTATATTCCCGCTGGGCCTCGATACCGGCGCGCGACACCGGGTTTCGGGCGAGACCCGCCGCTGCATCATAGGCGTCCAGCATCTGCTGAGTGGCCAGATCTGTCTGACGTTGGCGGCGCTGCTTTTGGATCTCGGCCTCGGCCTCATCCCGGGCGGCCTTGCGAACAGCATCCGCATCTCCGCCAGACAGATCCTCACGCTTGATGTCTTGTTCCGCTTTGGCTGCCGCCATGGCCCTGATGCGTTCGTCATTGGACCTGCCAATCAGAGTGGTCTCAAGGCGTAATTGCGCGATCCTTTTGTCCGAGGATTGCACCGACTGTTGAGAAAAATCACGCTTTTGGGCTGCTGTCAGATCGTCATACGCTTTTTCAAGCTTACGGACCTCGGATTCAAGCTGGGCCTTTTCCTCGCCCTCAGCCTCCGCCGCAGCAGTGAGCAGCGGACGCAAGGCGAGTTCCCGCTCCATCCAGGATGCAGCGCCTGCGGCAGACACAAGCCCGATAGCCTGAAGCATATTCAAACGGGTGCGGGATTCGGCTTCCTCTGCCATGCCCGCCGCCTGATTGGACGACGCGGCAATGACCTCATTCAGTGCCGCCTTGCGTGCCCGATCAGCTTCCAACTGGCGATCAGCCAGACCAAGGGCTTTTCCCGCTGCTTCCATACGGGCTTTTTCTGCGGTCAATTCCGCCCGGCGCAGCGGGTTGCGTTCGGTGGAAATACGCAGATCCAGGAGAGCCATCTCGTTGGCCCGTTGCTGCCGATTGCTCAGTGCCTCAAGTGCGGCAGACTGCCCCTCAATCGCCCGCGTGATGTCAGCGCGTTGTTTTTCTGACAGGTCAGGCGCGGCAAGCCCCGCCTCCAGGCTGGCGATCTGGTTGCGCAGGGCACTTTCTTGTTTGGCCAGCACATTGGCCGGGGATTGCTTGGCATACTCCAGCGCCTGAATGCCGCTCTGCTTCTCCTCCAGGCCCCGTCTCGTGTCTGTGACGCCATCGCGTTCCGCATAAAGCGCGGCCAACTGACCCTGCAACCGCGCTTCGTTCTGCGGGCTTTTGCGCCGTTTCCCCAACCGCTCCAAGGCCTGTTCGATCCGGGTGATCTCTTCGTCCAGAGGCGCGTCCCGCGTCCCTGTGACGCCAGAAATCGTCTCTCCCACGAAAGAACCAAAATTGCTGGCTCCTTTGCCAAAACCGTCCCAGGTGCGCCCCAACATGGTTTTGGTGTTGTCCGCATCATTCAAGCCGTCGCGAATGCGCTCCAGCAACAGGGCCTGAGCCTCGTATTTACGGTTCTGGGCTTCCAGCCGCTGGATTTTCTCCAGATCGACGGCATTGATCCTGTTGTCGCCATAATAACCTTCAGCGGTTTTACCCGGTGACGCGAAGGTCTCGATCAGCGCCGGACCAACCTCGTCCAGCTCGATATGGTTCGTGGCGGCAAAATCCCGCGCGATCTCGACCAACCCTTCGACATTATCGCCGCCGATCTTGCCAGAACCGACCAGTTCGGCAGACAGTCCGCGCGCCCGCGAGACAGAGATATTCCCCACATCCGCTGCGCGCTTTGACATCAAATCCAACTGTCCGGCAGTCAGGCCAATCCCGCGCCCGGTACCTGTCGTAGCGACCTCAATCGCCTTCATTGATCCCAGATACTGATTCCAGGCCATCGCGCCGCCGACAACAGTCGCCGTCGTGCCGCCCATTAATACCCGGAACCCGGTCAAGGATTGGCGCATATACCGCAAGGTATTCCCGATGCCGCCAAAAACGTCGATGACCTGCGGCCCCTGTTGCAGCAGCACCTGCATAGGCGACATGCCCAGGGCAAAGCTCTGGAACGTATCCGTCACCTGATAGCCCAAAACCCGTGCTTCGTGACTTTGCAACCGCATGGTCCGGGTGTTGCCACGCATGACCGCATCTGTCCGGTTGATGCGCTCCGACATCCGGTCAAAGGACTGTTGTGCCCGCATCCGGGCATCCGTGGCCTCTTCGGCACTCAGGGCAGACAGGCTTTCGGCCTTTGTAATCCGCTCGACCTCGTCCTGATAGGCACGTTGGGCGGCAAACATCGGCACATAGGCCGCACGCATTGCCTCGATCTCTTGCGGCGTGGCAGCCGGGGCCGGGTTTGATGGCCCCGGAACCGAGGACAGGGGTGGTGACAGTGGCGAGGGAGATCCTGCGGGTACAGTCGGGCTGGATGCAGGCTGCGGTGCGGCGGCTTTCTGCCCCGCACGGGCCTGATCCTCTGCCGCCCGGATAAGCTTCTTGCGCGCATCGGTATTCTTGTGCAGTGCCGCCGTCTCGCGCTCGGTTTTTGACACGCCCGCTTCCGTTTGCGCGGCTACGCCTGCAACAGCGGTTTTGACCTCATTGGCGGCTTGCTTGGCCTGGCTGCTATCCCCCCGGAACAGCAGCTCGAACAGGAATTGTTTGGCGCTCATGGCTGCGCCTCCCCGAAGGTTTCAAGAGCAGCACGTTCCATATGTCGTAGATCCCCGAACACCCTCGCAGGCGCGTCCACCTGCTCCAAGACGACCTTTACACCGCTGTAGTCCAGCCCGATCCAGACCAACCCCGCCATCGAGGCTGCAACCCGCCACTGCGTTTCACAGGCGAGAAAGGCGGTAATGCTGATCCAGTTTTCGGGCATAATCTCAATTGCGTCGCTATTGGGTTTCTGTGTGGGGCTTGCGGGAATATCAGCCCCCATCGCGCGGAATTGGGCCGAGAGAGTGTCATCAATGCTGACGGGCTGACGGTCATCCACGCGGCCCAGGCGGGACAGTGCCCAGGCCCGTGCCGCGTCCGTCAGTTTCCCAGGCGGGCTTCCTGACCTGACATGCTTTCATAATAGGCTTCCCAAACGGCGGCTCGGAACCAAGGCTGCTTTAGGGCAAGCGCGATATTCTCTGGGGTGAACGCTACGGACGATTTTTCCGCATCAATCACGTCATCCCAACCTTTGATCACAGCAGCCAGCGACGCGCGGTCTTCACGCAGTTGCTCAGCAGGATCAGTGATTTTGGCGACACGGTCCTGTTCGGCCCGCTCCTCATCCTGATCGCGCGGCTCAAACAGCACCCGCAATGTCTGCTCAATCACTTTGCCGGGATTTTCTGGGTCCGGGGCGCGGACGGTTACGGGCCACCAGTAGCGCGGCTTTTCGGCAAGGGTAAATTTCATCTGTCTCTCCTGTTTTAGTCGCGGCTGGGGACGGTTTCTCCGATCCCCTCGGGTAATTGTCCTGACCTCTGACACCCGCCGCGCCGGTGCCTTGGTTTGGGTCTTGGCCGTGAGCACGGCAGATCTGCCACGCCCCGTGCCTCACCAATCCCCACGGAATATCGACACTGGGGTCAGCGCACGGTGATGATCAGCTCGTCCAGCCCGTTCGCCGGGCACAGTTCCAACGGCAGCGAATAGTTGACGATTTTGTCTGTTTGCCCCTGCGTCGGCGTGCCGATCTCGACAGCCGCGGCGCCAATCTCGACAATGTTGCCCGCAACGGTGCCTTGCGTTAGCGTCAGCGCCCCACGGGTGCGCGCACGCACGATCGCAAACCAGTCGATCTCAGCCATGGTGGCGGCCTTGACAACAACCGTGCCTGACACCTTGCGGTCGGTGATCAAAACCTCTTCTTCGCCAATCAGGAACCGGGGCGTTACCTCGTTGCCCATATTGAACGAGATACTCTCAGCCACGGCGGTCCAGCCATGCAGCGACAAAACAGTGTTTGCCTTATTGACCAAGACCGCATCGACCCAACCTGCCTTTGTAACGGCGGGAAGAGCGACATCCGTTACCTGTCCCAAAAGGCCAACCATGCTGAGGCGGAAATGGGGAATGCCCTTGGCGTTGTAGGTCATTTGAAGGTTTGCGCGGACGCCGACAAAAACGTGCTGAACGCCGTCGCTGTTGAAATACAGCGTCCCGCTTTCGACTGCGTCGTCCACAGGGCTGTAAACAACTTCGACACCGGCCGAGACGGTCTCAGCAAACCCGCTGGCCCGCAACAATGATCCGTAACGCGGGACGTCACCCGCAGCGCCCGCCCCGGCAACCTCCACATCGAACTCGATGCGGCCGTGCTCTCCGGCCAACAACTTCCCCTGGTTGCCCGAGAAGGGCAGGATCAGATCACGCTGGACCTCTTCGGCCTGAAACGGGGTAAAGGTGATATTCGAGGCCACGATTGCGTCCGCAGCAGCCGGGGACGCATCATTGGCATAGGCAGCCTCGATCTTGTGTAACATGGCCAGTTTGTGCCAGCGACGGGTTGTCATGATCAGCGTCCTTTCTTGGCGGTTTTGGAAACGGCGGCGTTATCCGCCTGCGCTTCGGATTCGGGTTTGGGCATGGGGGTCGGCTTGGGTTCGGTGGTCGTCAATTTTCCGGTCTTGGGATCGCGGTAGTGACGACCCCCAGAATTGGGCAGTTTGGTCATGGTTGTGCTCCTGTCAGGAAACGGGCCGTGGCCCAGGTCTGGATGTAAATGCTGACACCCCGTTCGATCGGGCTGCTTTCCCCCCCGACCAACTCGCACGGCTCAACACAGTTTGGCGGTTCCCACCCGGCCAGGGAGGTTTCCAGGTCCACCTTCAGCGCATCGAACCGCAAGGCGCGCGTTTCGCCGAGAAACTGGTCATGTTCGCGCACGACGATACCAACGGCGAACTGTACCTCGATGAGTTGTCGAAAGCCGCCGGTGGCAAGCGATTGCTCACCCGCGCGTTCCCGGAAAGGCATGATGATCGCAGAGCCGTCACGCACCCGACCGGCTAGCTCTTGCAGGATGTCAATGTCTTCGGCGATCTCCACACTGTCCCACCGTTCGGGGGGCAGCGTGTCGCGCAAATGGGTTAAGATACCGGCCAACATCACCAGCCCCGCAGTTTTTGAGGGGTAAAGACCGGATCAGGATGCACAGCCAGGGTAGTTCCCGACAAATCAGTGGGGCTTTGCTCGCCTTCGGCCACGGGCAAGGAGATGCGCTTGGCCGCCACATCTTTCAGGCCCGAGATTGCATCCTTATAATCGTCCACGACCTCTTGGGGCCGGTTGTTGGCGTAGAGAAAATACCGGGCGATTGAAACGCTCCAGGTCCGCGCCAGATCCGGCACGGGTGACAACGGGGTCGCATAGCGGGTGCCGACATAGCCGTCGATCAGGTTGGCAGCATTGGTTAGCGCCGCCTCGACCACTTCGACGTCTGCGATTTGGTCTCGATCACGATCCGCGATTTGCAGGATTTCCCGCTCGCCCGCGCGCTCGATCAGATCATCCAGGCTGGCGTACATCACGACATCCCCATCGCTTCTTTGTACATCTCCAGAACAGCCTCTTCTTCTGCGATGTCATTGGCGTCGCGTTTGCGTAGGGCAATAATCTTGCGCATCACACTCGTGTCGTATCCACGCCCTTTGGCCTCGGCCATCACCTCTTTTTGCTGCTCAGCGAGGTCTTTTTTCTCCTGCTCCAAGAGCTCAAAACGCTCGATGAACTGGCGTAATTCCTCGGCGGTGACGCGGTATGTTTGATCGGGCTCAGGCATCAGGCTTCATCCTCTGCCAGGGCCACACGGCCCGGCTGAAACACCGAACGGTTCACGGCCATGAAACCCTGCTCAATCTGGGTGCGCCCAACGGCCAACCAACGCTTGTCCACATCACTTGCCGCCAACTCATCCAGCAGGCGCAAAACGCGCTCTTCCAGATATTTACTCCGGTTCACCGTTTCCACGGCGGATTTGGATTGCGGACGATAGCCCGAGACGGGAAGGCCGGTATGCTGGGTCATGACGAGCTCACTTCAGGATTGAGGGGTGTTCCCTGGGGCGCTTCGATTGCGCCCCAGGGCAGGCCCCGCCCGCGTGTCCGGGGTTTGGGGCGAAGGCTCAGACAGGCTTCCACTGCCGAGCGGATGGGTAGCTTCGCTAGGCTTGCTTGGCAGCGGCCTTCGGCTTGGGCTTTGCGGTGGAGGTTTTCGCCGCAGGTTTGGCGGCGGGGGGCGCGGCGGATTTCAGATCAGCAATTTCCAACCCGGATTTCGCCAGTTCGGAAACCAGCTCATCGTGTTTGGCCGTGACCGATTTCAGGTCGGCTGCCAAAGTGTCACGCTCCAGCACGATCAGGTCGTATTCTTCGGAAAGCTCCTGCTGGATGCCTTCCAAGAGCGCGATCCGATCCATGGCTTCTTCCAGCGCAAGCTGTGAGGGGAGTTCCACGTCTTCCAGATGATGATCTTTCGAGACCGCACCCGATGCGATCAGCTGAGACAGGGTCACCGCGTCAACGGTGACCACTTTGCCGACAGGTTCGATCTTGCCCGCGACTTTGGCGGGCGAGATCAGAGGAACTGTGTAAGAATTGCCCATGTTAGCCCCCATTACGCCGCCGCGCCGCCAGCGTTCTGGAACAAGAACCCGCCCTCGGCCCCGGTCAGGTAGACGCGGCGTTCAGTTTTCGTTGGATAGATCCAGCTATCGTTGCTGCGCTCGAAATAGGGCTGTTCGACCTGCGGATAGCCGCGCAGATGTTCTCTAGGGCTGTGGAAGTCGATCCCGAGTTCGCAG